CGATAAAAAAGGTTTAAGTCTTCCTGATCTTACTCGTAGAGAGCTTGGTAAAAGAACAGTAGAAGGATTAGCTGGTTTAGCTACTGATCTTATAACAGGACCTTTTGCAGGTGAAGCTATTTCTTCTATTACAGAAAGTAGTTCAGTTATTCCTATGACTAAAAATTTAGTAATAGAATATTATAAACTTGAAGATGATCTTCGAAAAATATTTGAATTAAATAAATATAGTTCTAAATGGAAACGTCTTGATTGGCATGGGCAAAAAGAAATAGACGAACGAAGAACCAGAATCGCTGAGTATCTGCGTGACTTAAAAAATACAATTATGAAAAGAGAAGAATTAAAAGAATATCTAGAGTCACCTAAAGAAGTTAAATATTATAGTCTAGATTATAATCCAACAACTCCTGATATAAATATACAGCAGAAGATAAAAGATTCTGATGATAAAGTACAAATAATGCTAAAAGCATTAGAAGGTAAAGAAGAGCTATCTAATTATAATTTTACTAAAGAAGAAAGAAATAAAATAAAAAAATACCTAGCTCTAGAAAATGCACAAGCTGAACTATATTCTATAGCTGAACAGAAGCAGCTTCCTGTAGCACATTTTATTGATGAAATAGAGGAGTGGTATGGAGACGCAATAGGTGGAGATGGAGGAGCTTATACTTGGGAATCTGGGGAAGAAAAACCAATAAACCAAATAATAGCAGAGATGAGACCTGACATAATAGATGACACATTTGATGAAGCTAATAAATATATGAAAGAATATAAGGAATTAGCAAATGAGTATTCTAACATAGATAGTAAGGAACTTTTTAATGAAAAAAGAGCAGCAGTAAAACAAGCGTTAGAACAAGATGATGGTACAAGATTTTTGAATCATGTAGTTTTTTCAGATCGTAATGACAATATAAATTTAATGCCATATAGAAATCTGTGGGTAGATCCAAATGTTACATCTAAACAAAAAGACGAAATAATGGATATAGTTACTAAACAAATAATTGATAATAGAAAAAAGAACTTACAAAGTACATTACAAACTGGGGAAATAGAGGTAGATTGGTCTGCATATGGTGGATCTATACCTCCTTCTAAAAATAAAAAATTAACTAATATACTTAAAGATGAAATTATTAATGCAGGAAAAGAAATAGTTGTAGAAGAAGGTGCGAAATTAGGTAAAAATATTCTAACAGATTTATATAATAAATATAAAGTATCTTCTAAACCATCTGGTTCAACAATAGAATCAGATAAGACAAGAGCTTCAAAAGCTAAAGTAGTAGAAGAAGTAAAACCAGAAACTAAAAAAGAACCTCCTAGAAATTGGAGAGATGATCTTAAATGGTTAATGCGTAGAGGAAAATCATTAAATCCATTAATGTTATTATCATTAAAAGGAGATGTTCCTCAACATTTATTAAGAAGAAAAAACCAACCTGAAGAGTCATTAGCTGATATAGAATATCAAATAGAACAAGATCCTAGAGCTAATCAAATTAAACAAGCTTTGGCTAGATCTCGACAAGAAGGTGGAAGAATTAATAGAGATCCTTATAAAAATTATAATACACAAAGGGCAATATAATGGCTGATGGATTACGTTCTTTAAAGTATGGTATGGGTGATCAAACAACTTCAAATCCTAGTTGGACAAAACAAGATTTAAAGAATATAGCATTACTTGGAGGTAATATTATATCTCCAGCCCATGATATACAGGAATATCAACAAGGTGTACAAAGAACCATAAAAGGAGATTTATGGGGTATACCACAATCATTAGCAGGATTATTAGGCATAGCTATTCCAGGATCTAAGTATATAAAAAAAGGAACAACAAAACTTATAAATAAAATAATTCCTCCAAAAAAAACAACTCCAGTTCATAGAGAGGTTGAGACACTACCTAAAGAAAGAATCCCTGAAGGAAAAGAAGTTAAAGTTTATCATGGAACAAGACACCAATATAAATCAGACATCTTTAAAACTCCAGATAATGTTTTATATACAAGTAGAAATCCTCATGAAGCTAGTTTATTTGCAAAAAATCCTGGAGAGACAGTATTTCCTCCTGCTGGAGGTAGTTCAGGAGTTCCAATTTTTCCAGTTAGAGACCCGAATATTAATACTTATAGTCAAGGAGCAAGAGTATACCCATTAAGAATTAAAAAGGATGCTAAAATATTTGATCCTTCAAGAGATGATCATTGGAAAAAACTTATGGAGGATAATGGTTTTAAACAATGGTTACAAAATATGCATACTGACTATAATAAATTCTATATAGATACCCCTATAGATATGATTAGAGATCCAAAAAAGTTTAGAAAATTATTTAGAAAAAATAAATATTTTGGTCCAGTAGGACATTTTGTAGAAAATGAAGCATTACAACCTATTTTAAAAAGACATGGTTTTCATGGCTTTACTGTTAGAGAAGCAGGAGAAGTAAATGTAGGAATGTTTTTAGATTCTGAAGGTGGATCTGATATGTTAAAATATTTACATGAAAAATATAAAGGAGGTATGATTGAACGTAATCCATACCAAAAAGAAATGAGGGCAATATAATGGCAACAGAACGTAATCCATTTGAACAAAAACCTGAAGAAGTTACAAATGTTATTGAATTAAATACTCCTTCAGAAGAAATACCAGAACAAGAAGTATCTTTTGAACCTTCAGATGATGGAGGAGTAATTGTAGATTTTTCTTCTGAATCAATAGAAATGGCTCCTGAACCAGAAATAGAAGAATGGTATGAAAATTTAATTGACGGATTAGATGAAGAAATATTAACAGAAATTGCACATGATGTTAGAGATAAATATCAAGCAGATAAAGAATCTCGTTCTGAATGGGAATCAATGTTTGAAAAAGGTTTTGATTTATTAGGATTAAAATTACAAGAAGGTACAGAACCATTTGAAGGAGCATGTACAGCAGTTCATCCACTTCTGATAGAATCTGCTGTTAAGTTTCAATCAAAAGCTTCACAAGAACTTTTTCCTGCATCAGGTCCAGTTAAAGCACAAATATTAGGTAAAGCAACTCCTGAGAAACAACAACAAGCTAATCGTGTTCAGAATTTTATGAACTATCAATTAACTGAACAAATGCCTGAATACTTTGATGAGTTTGAAAAAATGTTATTTCATCTCCCTTTAATAGGATCAGCATTTAAAAAAGTTTATTATGATGCAACATTAAAAAGACCAGTATCTGAATTTGTTCCTATAGATCAATTCTATGTATCATACTATGCCTCTGATTTAAGGACTGCTGATAGATATACACATGTTATTTATAGAAATTCTGTAGAGTTTCAAAAAGATGTTAAAGCAGGTATTTATGCTGATTTAGATTTACCTGAACCTACAGAATCTCCAACAACAACATTTACAGAAAAAGTAGATACTATCTTAGGATTATCACCTACTAATGATATAGATCCTCAATATGTTTTATTAGAACAACATACATATTTAGATATTTCTGATTCAGGTTGTGAAGAAGAAGGATCACATCCTTATATTATTACAGTTGAAGAACAATCAGGTCAAGTATTAAGTATACGTAGAAATTATTCTTCTGATAATAAAGTAAAACAAAAACGAAGTCATTTTGTACATTATAAATTTGTTCCTGGATTAGGATTTTATGGTCTAGGACTTATGCATTTCCTTGGTAATTTAACTATGAGTGCTACAGCAGCAATGAGATCTTTAATTGATGCTGGACAATTTGCTAATTTACCAGGAGGATTTAAAGCTAAAGGAGTTAGAATAGTTGGAGATAATGATCCAATAGCTCCTGGAGAATTTAAAGAAATTGAAGCAACTGGTATTGATCTTTCGAAAGCGATAGTTCCTCTTCCATATAAAGAACCTTCCTCAACTCTTTATCAGATGCTTCAATTTACTACTGCAGCAGGACAAAAGTTTGCAGATAGTACAGAACAAATAGTTTCTGATGCTGCATCTTATGGACCTGTTGGAACGACTATGGCATTACTTGAAGCGTCAAGTAAGTTCTTTACAGCTATTCATAAAAGATTACATAAATCTCAAAGAGATGAATTTAAAATTCTTGCTCGTATAGATTATGAATATTTACCAAATGAATATCCATATGAAATTCCAAATGAATCTACTTCTATTTTCAAAAAAGACTTTGATGGAACTGTAGATGTTATACCTATAAGTGATCCAAATATTCCAAGCAATGCTCATAGAATGATGTTGGCTAATATGGCATTACAAATGGCACAACAATCTCCTCCAGGAATGTTTAATTTAGAAGAATTAAATAGAACTATTTTACGTGCAGCTAATATGCCAAATTTAGAAGAAATACTTCCATCTAAAATAAAACCTAAACCTTTAGATCCTATATCGGATATTATGGCTGCTACAAAAGGTATACCTATCCAAGCATTTCCTGGACAAAATCATGAAGCTCATATACAAGTTAAAGCAGCTTATTTACAAGATCCTAAAAATGGAGCTAATCCAATGATGGCTAGAGTAGCTCCTATATTACAAGCCAATATTCAGGAACATTCTGTATTATTATATCAAGAACAAGTAAATGGATTAACAAGAAAACAATTAGAACAACTTCCTCCTGAACAAGTACAAGATCCAAAAATTATTGAATTAGTAATGGCTCAAGCAGCACAACAAGTTTTAAATGCTAATAAAGCTATGGGAATAGCTAAATCACCTGAACAACAAATGGTTGCATTAGAAACAGCTAAAGTAGAATTAGAAAAAGAAAAATTAAAAGTAGATGCTGCTATGAAAAATGCTCAAGTAGCTTTAGATACTAAAGAATTAGATTTAAAAGAAAATGAATTATTATTAGAAGCTGCTGATAAAAAAGTTTCTGGTGTAATGAAAGGACAAAAATCTGAAGCTGATAGAATTAGTAAACAACAAATGAAATCTCTAGAACTTCTAACAAAAGTAGCAATCGAACAATCTAAGATTGAAGCAAAAGAAGGAGAAACAGCAATTAAAACTCTTCAACGCTTAACTGAATTAGAAGATATAGATAAAAGAGAAAGAGAATTAACTGCAGCTAAATTAATGGCAGATGCAGTTATTAAAGAAGAAACTATAAAAGGAGGTAAAAAATGATGAAAAATAATCAACCCAAACATGTTAATAAGTTTGGAAAAGATTATGGAGATTGGACTGAAAAAGAAATTGGTAAGGGTTCTATTAATGTTAGAGCTAGACGAGGAGTAATTAATAATGAACCTACTGATACTTATGAATTTCCAGATCCTATTAAATCAACTAATCAAAAACCATTATAGGAAAATATATTATGTGGAATAAACCAATACTAAAAGAAATAGCAGTCGGACTAGAAATTAATTGCTACGCTTGTGCAGAACTATAATTTATGTTTGATGAAATATTAAAAAGTTATTATGAAGAAATTGAAAGATTAAAAAGTACAATGGGTACTGGACAATTAGAAGATTTTTATCATTATAAACAACTTGTAGGTTCTATTCAAGGTATTGAATGGTGCATACATGCGTTACAAGATGTTGTAAATAAAATAAATAAAGAGGAAGAATAATGCAACAAACAACGATAGGAGGATCTGTTAAAAATGATATATGGATTACTAATCCAGTTGAAATAGAAGATCCTAAAATATTACCAGAACTACCAGGTTATAATATTATAGTACGTCCTATATCTGTTAAATCAGAAACTAAAGGAGGTATCTTATTACCTGATTCAACAAAAGAAGATATAGCTTATTTAACAACAGTTGGTAAAGTTTTAGCTATTGGAAAATTAGCTTATAAAGATACTACTAAGTTTCCAGAAGGAGCTTGGTGTAAAAAAGATGATTATGTTTGCTATGGAAAACATGCAGGTATAAAACTATTTTATAAAGGAGTTAGATTAATTTTATTATTTGATGATCAAATTATGATGAAAGTTGAAGATCCAAAAGATTTAGATCCAACATTTAATTTAACAAATTTTTCAAATTAACTATTGCATAACTTATAGTAAGTATAGTATAATTACAAAACTACGTAATACGTCTGTCTCGTAAACAACGGAGGTTAAAATGGCAAAAACAAAAACAAAAGAAGACGAAACATGGGAATCTGTCGAAGTTCCTGAACAAGAAAAGAAAGAAGAAAAAGTAGAGTATGAAGTTGAAGGAGAAGAAGAAAAAGAAGAAATAAAAGTTGAAGCTCCAGAAATAGAAACTCAAGAAGAAGAACCTCAAGAAGAAGTAAAAGCTGAGGAAGTTCAAGAAGAAAAAGTTGAAGAAGAAGTTCCTGAAGAATTAGAAGGAATAAAAACTAAAGGTGCTCAAAAAAGAATAAAACAATTAATACGTCAACGAAAAGAACGTGATGAGCAAATTCAACAACTTTTACATGAACGAGAAACATTAAATGCTAATTTACATTCAAGAGATTCTGAATCTATTAAATTAAATCAATTAAATTTACAAGCTTCAGAAAAACAATTAACTGATAAAATGGAATTAGCAAGAAGTGCTTATCTTGAAGCATTTGAAAGTAGTAACAAAGAAAAACTTTTACAAGCTCAAGAAGCTTTAAATGAAGCACAAACAGATTTAAAAACAATAGGAGCAACTAAATATCAGTTGGAACAGCAAGCAGCAAGACAAGCTCAAGTAATTCCTCCAACTCCAATGCCACCTCAGCCAACACCAGATCCAAGAGCTGAAGAATGGGCATTAGAAAATTCTTGGTTTGGTCCTGATCGTATTATGACTGCTGCAGCATTAGCAATAGATGCAGAATTAAAAGCTGAAGGTTATAATACAAATAATAATGACTTTTATACAGAAATAGATAACAGAATAAAAGAAGCTTTTCCTCATAAATTTAAAGAGGATAAAACTAAAACAAATCGTACTGTAGGAAAAACGTCAGAACCTACTCAAGTCGTTTCTGGAAGTTCACGCACTTCTAGAAGCTCTAAAAATAAAGTTAAGCTTACAAAAGAAGATGTAAGATTAGCCCAAAAATGGGGTATACCACTTGAAACGTATGCTCAAGAAAAACGTAAAACCATCGAAGCTGATGGTGAGTATACAACTGTAATATAGTGTGGGAGATAAAACATGAAAACAACAAATACACGAATAAATTCACGTACAGAAGATCAAAGGGAAACAAATACTAGAGAAACTGAATGGACATTCGAGGAGCCTAACGCTTTAGACATTCCAAAAACTGTTCAAAGTAAATTTGAAACAGAAGGAATGAAGCTACGTTGGATTCGAGTTACTCTTAGAGGACGAGATGACATCACAAATGTAGGAAAGCGAGAAGCAGAAGGATGGGCATTTGTTTTACCTAGTGAAGTACCTGAGATGTCTTCTACTTCTTTCGTGAGAGAAGATGGTCGCTATAACGGAACAGTCAGTCGTGGAGACTTAGCTTTGGCAAAAATGCCATTAGGTCGTGCTATAGCGAGACAGAAATTTTACGAGAAGAAAAATTCTGACATGATGAGTGCAGTTAATTCACAACTCATGAAAGGAAATAATTCTCGTATGCCAATTTCTAATAATAGCAAATCAACAGTAATAAAAGGAAGAACACCTACTTTTCAAAAATAGGGCTTCCTTTAATTAGAAAAGGAGATAATCTATGGCAAGTGTAAATGCCCCTCGTGGTCTCGTACTAGCGAGGAAAGAAGGATCAGGTTCTAATTCAACTGGTATTGATACTATTAACTGGGAGGCAGTAACAACTGTTCCCTCAGCAGGTTTAGGAGACATGTATACAGGAGATCCTCTGATTGCGTATCCGAGTACTTCTGTTAAAGCTTCTCCTGCTGCTGCTACAGATAAGTGTATTGGAGTTTTCCAAGGTGTAAGTTACGTAGACTCTGAAGGCAGTCAAAAATTTAGTAAATACTGGTCAAATGGAACTACAGCTACAGATATAAAAATTCATCTAGCTAGAGATCCAAATCAAACATATTTCATACAAGCAGATGCAACTGTAACTGCATCTACAGCTCAAGGTATAATAGGAAAACCTGTTAATTTTGCTTGGGCAGTAGGTACAGGTTCAACTAAAACTGGCAATAGTGCTTATGTATTAACTGCTGCTGGTCCAACAGATGCAGCAAGTAACCTACGTGTAATTAGAAGAGCACCATGGGATACAGGTACTGGAGCATCTATTGGCACAACTGATGCATATCCTTGGTATGAAGTTAAATTAAATCAACATTATGACAATTATGTCACAACATCAGTCTCAACTGGTTAATCGGAAAGGAGATTAAACAATGGCTATAAATAGAGCTAGTATTAGCAAAGAACTCCTTCCTGGATTGAATGCAGTCTTTGGATTGGAGTATGGTGAAGTCAATAATGAACATGAACCATTATATGATGTGGAAAATTCAGATAGAGCTTTTGAAGAAGAAGTTCTATTTACTGGATTTGGACAAGCACCTGTTAAAGGTGAAGGTGCTTCTGTCGTATATGATGATGCATCAGAAAGTTTTACTGCAAGGTATACTGCTGAAACTATTGCATTAGCTTTTGCTGTAACTGAGGAAGCAATGGAGGATAACCTCTATGATACTTTCGCTAAGTTACGTGCAAAAGGTCTTGCAAGAGCAATGGCAAATACTAAGCAAGTAAAAGCTGCTTCATTATATAATAATGGTTTTACTGCTGCACAATATGCTATTGGAGATGGAGTTGCATTTTTTGCTTCTACACATCCAACAGTAGGTGATGGCAATCAAACAAACACAGGTACAGGAGCTGACTTATCAGAAGGTTCTTTAGAAAGTGCAATTACTCAAGTACAAAAGATCAAAGATGATCGAGGTATTTTAGTTGGAGCAAGTGCAATTTCATTACATGTACCAACAGATTTGTGGGCAACTGCTGATCAGGTGCTAGGTTCACCAGGATCAACTAATGTTGCTGCTCAGACAGGTGGTTATCCTGCTCCGTCAGCAGCACAAGCAGCAGTTTTGGCAAACAGACTTAATGCTGTTCGTCACATGGGTATGGTTCCAGAAGGCTTCTATATTAATAGACGTTTTACTGATACCAATGCATGGTTCGTAAAAACTGATGTACCTAATGGTACTAAGATGTTTGTTAGAACACCACTACAAACTAAAATGGAACCAGATTTTGATACTGGGAATCTTCGATTTAAAGCACGTGAAAGATATTCTTTCGGTGTTTCTGATTGGAGAGGCTGGTATGGGAATGCTGGAGCCTAATAATATTTGGAGGAGTATGAGTTACTCTGCTCCTCCTTTATTTAGGAGATAAATTATATGGCAACGAATATAACAACAGTTAATAAAAGAGGTGGGGATGGAGTTATCATTAGTACCACTAATACAACCAGAATAATTGGTATTCATTCTTATTCTACTATAGCAGGAGTAATTGCTGTTGGAGATCAGAATGGAACTAAAATAACATATGAAGTTCCTGCAAGTGCAGAATCTGATATGTACTTTGGAGAATTAGGTATTAAATGTAGTGCAACAGTTACTATCTCTACACCAAATGCAGGTAGTGTAACTTTAATAGTAGGATAAGAGATGTCAACATATTCTTATTTATTAACAGATTTAAAAAATACTGCAGAAAATGATTCTACTGAATTTACTGAGCAAATTCCAAAGTTTATTGAAAAAACTGAAATTCGATTAACAAAAGATTTGGATGATTTTGGTTTAGATAGTTTTACAACTATTACATTAACAGCAGGAAATCCAATAGTTACTGTACCTTCAGGAACTAGAGTTGTGCGTAATGTAAATTATACAACAAGTGCTTCTAGTATTAAAACAAATTTACTACAACGATCATATGAATATGCAATAGACTTTTGGGGATATGCTAGTGCATCTACTGGTACTCCAAGATATTATGCACGAAAAAATAATACACAGATTTATATAGTACCAACTCCATCATCTACAGTTACAGGAGAAATACAAACAGTATCAAGACCTGCTTCATTAACTTCAGCAGCACCAACAAATTATTATAGTGAATTTTGTTATAATGCTTTATTTTATGGATGTATGTCTGAAGCTAGTATGTTTATGAAAAGTTGGGATACAGTTCCATTATGGGAACAACAATATAAAAATGCTGTAGATGGATTACGTAATCAAGCTAGAAGAACTAGACAAGATGATATGGAATCTGCTAATAGTCCTGTGGGTGGACCTGATACAGTTATTCAAGGAGCTAATTAATGTCTAATATATTTAATATATTTAAAGATTATAGTTGGGATAAAAAAGAAGATATAAAACAAATGGAAAAACTATTTAAACTATCTCCAACTAAGACAAAAAATGGTAAAAAAATTAAGAAACCTAGAGGTTGGGGTATAGCCAAATATGGTAGGACGATAAAATGAAAAAGAGAAAGTCTATATTAAGAGATAAAACTAAATATTGGCTTTATAAAGCAGCAGAAGATATGATTTATAGTTCTCCTCTTTCTCCCTCAATTACTTCATATTTAGGTTTTAAAGGTGGAGGATTACTACAAAATAAAAAAAAGAAAAGGAAAAAACCTAGAGGTTGGGGTATAGCTAAATATGGCAATTAATAGAACAAATATAAGACAACAAATTTTAAAATCAAAGACTAAAAAAAAAAAACTAAAAGGAGAAAGTAAATGCCAGGACCAGATACATTATTAAGAGATCCTGCAGACTTACCAGCAATTACAGGTAAACCTACAGGTCAAGGCTATGGTGCTGCTCGTAAAGGTCCTGATGTTCATGGACCTATTGAAGATGCAGTAGTAGACGAAATTTATCCACAAGGAAAATCTTTTAAAACTGAATTAAAAGAAGTTCCGAATATTGGAGTAAAATAAAATGGCAAAAAAATTTTTTGGAAAGATTATTAAAAAATTATTAACGCAAGATAAATCTGCTAATCAAATAGCTAAAATTTTATCAAATAAAGGAGCAACAAGAGGTGCTTTACAAGAATCAGCAAAGAAATTTGTAGATCCTAAAAAAATAAAAATAGCTACTCAAATTGCAAAATTTTTACCTTCAACTGCAGTAGCTACAAAAACTGTTACAACAGGCTCTAAAAAAGTTACTGCTGCTTTAGAAAAATCTAAAAAGAAAATTTCAACAAAAAAGAAAACTACAACAACTAAAAAACCTTTACAAGGTAAAGAAGGCACAGCTAAAATTAGACTTGGTAAATGGTTAAATCAACATAAAGATAAAGATGGTGCAGCTTTATATCAAGCATTTAAAAAAGATTATCCTAATGCAACTAAACAAAATGTAGCATCAGCTTTAGGTAATATTATTGATAAAAAGAAAAAAGTAAAAGCAAACTTTATTTATAAAACTTTACCAAATGCTAGAAAAGGTAATCCAGGTACTACCTCTAAAAATATAAAACTAACTAAAACAGGTGGTATGATTAAAAGACCTTATGGTGGAAAAGTATACGATCCTCTTAAAAAAGTAAAACGTATGGGTGGAGGAATGGTACATGATGGTAATCATGAAGTTTCTCAACTTTATAAAATACATTAATAATGCCTTTTCAATCTACTAAACAACGTAAATATTTACAAATTAATAAACCAAAACTTTATAAAAAGTGGAAAAATACTTATGGTGCTAGTGTTGTAAAAAGAAAACGTAGTGGACAAATAAGAGGAAAGAAATAATGGCAAGTCGTATAAAAGAAATATGGACCTTACTTGATGCAGAATTAGAAAAGGATGAGCCTGATCAAGATTTAATAGATTTATATAAACATGATTTATTTAATATGGGTATTCCTATTACAAAAAAACGTAAGAAAAGAAGAACGAATAATATAGCTTCTATAATAGATGGTAATAAATTAGTTCAAAGAATGTATAAAGGAGGTAAAATAAAATAATGTATAAGAAAAAGAATAAAAGAAAGAAGCGTTCTAAAGTAAAAGATTATGGTACTTCTGATTCTGGAATGTCTATACAAGCAGGTAAAAACTGGCTTAAAGATTATATTAAAGGACATCCTGAAAGATGGGCTAAACTTATGGATATGGAGAAACGGATTAACGACCTAACAAACAAAAAAACAGAACCAGATTTGTCTAAACCAGGTCTTCGAGGTATGATTGGAGAACCAGCAACCCAGATGTATCAACTAAAGCCTCCAGCTTTAGGAGGTAGTTTAAGGGGTAGAAACAATCAAGAAATATCTTCTCATAGAGGAGTAGGATTGAAGGTAAGGAGAAGGGGTGGAAAAATAGATAATTCAGGGCAACGATTTGTTGCTAAACAATATGGAGGAAAAGTAATATGAATGCAATAGTAGAAAGATTTAAAGAACCATCATCTTATTCAGCAATAGCTGCTGTATGTGCAATGGTAGGAATAATTGTACCTAGTGATTTATGGCAAAGCGTTGTTTTAGTAGGATGTGGAGTTGCAGGTGTATTAGGATTTTGGTTACGAGAAAAGAAGTAAGTTCTAATGGCAACATCAGGAACTTATAATTTTACTTTAGATATAGATGAAGTAATTCAAGAAGCTACCGAGATGATTGGTGGTGAACAAACGCTTGGGCATGAACCAGCTTCTGCTAGACGATCAATTAATCTAATGTTAAATGATTGGCAAAATAGAGGTATTGCTTTATGGTCAATAGGAACAACAACTGTTACTGTAATAGATACAGTAGCATCCTTATCTTTAGCTAATGAAATTATAGATGCTTTAGCTATTACATATTCAACAAGTGTATCAGGTACTGATATAGCATTAGAAAGAATATCTAGAGAAGAATATCATAATCTTCCTAATAAAAGTCAAACAGGTAGACCAACTCAATATACTGTACAACGTACACGTAGTAATCCTTATATAATGTTATATCCTACACCAGATAATGATACTGGTGTTTTAAATATAGAATATTTTCGACAATTAGAAGATGTTAATAAATCTGCTGATCAAAATGCAGATGTACCTGTAAGATTTTTACCAGCTTTAACATGTGGTTTATCTTATTATTTATCTATGAAAAGACCAGGAATACCTGAAACACGAATTACTATGTTGAAAACAAATTATGAAGAAAAATTAGCTTTAGCTTTATTAGAAGATAAAGAAAGAGCTAGTATGTATATTAAACCTAAACTAAAGACAATTTAATGGCTACACTTAGAAATGTATTAGCAATGTGTGATACTTGTGGTTTTGTATATCCACGAAA